GTCCTGACTTGGCTTGAGGCGAGATCCTTGGCCGAGGAAGGCGAGAGGCTTCAGATTGAAAACTCCGAGCTCAAGGAGAGCCTTAAGCTTTGCTCCAAGGTCATCGACCGGGAGCAAGTGAAGCGGCTCAAGGAAGGGCTTGAGTCTATTCGCGCTCCTCAAGCTTAACGATGCGCCTATCATGGCCCTCGACGCGCTCAATGATGACCGCCATCTTGGTATTCAATTCCTTCACTGATCCGCTCATGTCGAGAAGGTCCGAAGAGATGCGGCTTCCCATCGCGAGCAGGAGAGTGCCAACTACCGAGAGAGCCCCGCCAATCACAATTTCAACTAATGCCAAGCTCATAGTAAGCCCCTCCTTGGGCTTGGTTACGCCTTCTTTCGGCGCTCCCACTCCGCCTTTAAGTATGTACGAAACTCTGGCATCGTGACAGAGAGTGAAGCGCCCGGATCGTTTTTTCGACCCGGCGCGACCTCATCGTGACCGAGCACAAAGTCGAAACTGAAAATCTCTGGGGCTTGCGCTTTCATCCAAAGAAGGAATTCGACCAGGGTCGTTTCCTGCGCGGGCGTATACTTTTCGTAATGGCCCTTATCCTGATTGGCGACCCCGGGCGTGTAGCGAACGTCTTTGGCCTCAACGTAGGTGCCAAACCAAGTTTTGAAGCGGCCATCGGGGAGCTTGTCGAGAGAGCCCGCGTTGTTAATCTCGACGCCAACCAACTCATCGGACACCGTACCGTCCAAGCCCTTCCATGACGACTTACCCGCGTGATAGCCCCACTTGTCGTTATCGTGCGCCTGGCACATTACGCCGTCCTTTTGAATGCAAAGGAATGCGTAGCCGTTCTTTATGCCGCCATCGATCGTCCTCGCCGCGCCGTCACGGCCCGAGGTGAAATGAATGATCGCACCCCTAGGCCAGCCCTTCTTATAGGTCCCGCGCGTTGGCATGGTCGCCTTCACTTGCGTGGCTCCAGGATACCGCTTCGGAAGCTTTCCGTTTGGCGCGGGGACGGGCTTAGGCTTTGGAGTCGGCTCAGGCTGGACGGGCGGGAGGGTCTGCGGACCGTCGTCGATCAAGTCCGTAAGGATTGCTTCCAGCTTTACGCCAAGCTTTTTGATCTCCGCCTCGCTCGACTTCTTTTGAATCTCTTTTGCGAACCAACGTGCGGTATAGAGGGTTTCTTTCTCAAGGCTCATGGCTTTACCCCTTCATTCTTCTTAATCTCGGCCTTTTGGCGGTCGAGGTCCGATTGCATCCCCTGATAAGCGAGATAGGTTTTGGCACTCTTCGCAAACTCAGGCGCGATACTCTGAAGGAAGGAAACGTAAGCGGCTTTGGTCGCCGCATCCGCCTGGACCTTGCCTAGAACCATGTCGAGCACTTTCAGCGCGACCGAGAGAATCAGGGTCCACATAGGCTAGTCTTTCCTCAGTAAAATGGATTCGTAGCCAAGCGCGGTGACCCTTGCCTGGCGCTTCCCATCAATTTCCTCGAATCGGTACACGCAGCGACCGCGAGAGAGGGGGAATTGGAAGTTTTGGCGGTCGATACTCTCAAGCTTTTGGCATCCTGGCTCGGAAGCGACCACAACCTTGACCGGAAACTCGATGCGCTGGACCAGGCCAGCCCGAGACTGGCAAAGAGTCACGCCCTTAGACTGAATCACTTCGCCATTACACTTCATAACGTGGGGGAGGACGGTAGCCGGATCTTCAAAGTCTACTAGCGCCCATGAGTGTTGACCCGAGCTTGAGTCGTATCCCCCGAATTCGACCATGCATCCGCCCTGGTCTTCAATGCCAGCCTTTGGCATGAAGTAGCCGGCGACTTGCTTCGGCATATTCTGGAGCGCGACTTCCCGGTGACAGGAGTTGAACGTATAAAGGCCCATCGCGGCCTTGGCGGTTACCTGAAAGTCATGGCGGAGCGCCTGCGGGACGACTAAAACGCCGTCGCCCGACTTCCCATCCATGACCACTTGCATATCGCGCTTATAAACGAGCTTCGGGTCGAGGCTCTGTTGAATGCTCGCGCATCCTTGAGCCCCGACCGAAGCCAGTACCGCGATTATTGCGATAGTCCGCACTTACTCAACCGGGGGCTTAGGCTTAATCGTGTCCTTAAGCCATTTCAGAGCGTTGTAAATCGCCTGGAAAACGCCCGAGGACTTAACCCAAGAAACGGGGAGCATGCCGATCGCTTCAGAGAGAGCGAAGAGAGCCGCGAACCAAAGACCCCAATCAACATTCAAAAGACCTTCCATGTAAACACCCTCCTTGGGTTTGTTGAGAGACTACTGATCCGAACTAGCCGCCACATCTCGGCCCTGGATCTCTCCAAGAATCCTTCGATACTCTGGGTCCGTTTCCCGGAGAATCTTATCGACCGTTTGAAGCGACCTAGTTCCGCGGGCCGCGGCCTGCGCGAGAATTGGCCCGTACTTCCCGAGTGCATTTGGAGCCGCGGCAAGCGTCTTTGCGAGCGCATCGGAGCTAACCGCGAGAGTTGAGTTGATCCGCGGGGCGACAAGGCGCCGGAGCATAGGTGCCTCAAGCGCCCCGTGAACGCCCCCAACCGACGCGCCAGCCGCGGACGCCGCCACATCCAAGAATCCCCCGGGAGGGCTTTGGCTTGTGGTCATGGCCCTGCGCTGCGCGGCCTTCGCAATCGGCTTAAGTAGCCCGTAGGTTTCTTTGTCCTTCTTAAAGATCGCGGCAAGCTCTGGGTCTGCCGCGGTCGCGGCCTCTTCCGCGGCCCCGCGGTAGGCATTTGCGGCGGCTTTATTCGCGTCTCGCACCGCGGAGTCAGCGTTGCTTTCCCATTTGGCTCCGCGGTCAAAGGCCCGCTTAATCTGCTCGGATTGCCCGATTGGAATTCGAGAGTCGCCGGGGAGTTCGGCAAAGCGTTGCTCGATAGGAGTCGCCTCGACCGCGGGCGTAATGACCTTCCCGCGCAACTTCTCCCATTGGTCATCGGGGTTTCTTGGCATCCACCGCGCGGGCTTTTTGGTCAGCGGATCAGCCAAGTAAGCGTCACCTTCGCGGACGGCGGGGACTATGGTCTGAGGTTTATCCGCGGGTCTGAATCCCGCGGGCTGCATGGAAGGCGCTGGGATTTGCTCCTCAATGTCGGCCAGCTTTTGCTCAAGCTGCTTAACGAGATTCTTCTCTCCCTCGTTACCCTTAAGCTCCGCGACCCTAGCCCGGATAACGTCCATGACCTTGCGGCGGTCTACCTTGACGCCTTTTGCGTCTAATTTCTCAAGCGTCCTGTTGATGCCTTCGCCCGATTCTTCGATGGCTTGAGCCGCACGCTCCGCGATGGCTTCCTGTCCGTCGCCAAAGCGGACAATCTTGCGGTCCAGTAGCTCGCGGCCCGCGTTCGGGTTAAATTTAGCCGCCTGCACGCCAGTCGCGCCGGTCGCGGCCAGCGCCTTCTTCTCGGCTTTCTTACTAAAGTGGTTTGCGAGTCGTTTGGCGCCCGCTGAAAGGTATTTACCCCCCTGCTCCGCGGCGTCCCCAACAACCGCGCCAAAGGCCGCGCCCATTGCCGTATCGTCTAGCGCCTGTCCAAACTCTCCTTCCGTCAAGTCGGCGTCCGAATCCCCAAGGGCTTTCGCGCCCCCGTAGATTGCGCCGCCCTTTGCTCCCGCGGGAAGGGGAAGGAATGGGGCCGCGGCAAGCCCGCCAACGAAGCCAACTTTCGGATTGGCGCTCTCTTTAGCCTTCAGGTCAGCCCCTAGCGCATCACGCTCGCGCCGGTACTGGTTTCCGATCTCGGACGGGGGAGTTATCCCGGTGATAACGTCCATAGCGGTTTTACCCGCGGCGCCGATTTGCTTTGCCCCAGGTAGCGCGTTAAAGAATCCTGCGGACGCGGACGCCGCATAGGGCGTTTCAGCCGCGGACTGCGCTTCGGCGGCCTCTAGTTCTCTAAGCTCATTTTCCTCATCGCTTGAAAGGGCGTTACCCCGCGGGGCGGCCATTCCCTCAAGCTGCTCAAGCTCTCTTTGCTCCTCGGGGGTAAGCGCCATTACTGACCTGCCTTTGCCCGAAGCTCCGCGAGCCGCTTTTGTTGCTCTGGAGTAAGCGCGGACTTCGGTGCGCCGTGTGGCTTGCGACCGATTGGCTCGCCCGTTTCCGGGTCATATCCGTTTTGCTTCATAAAGGCGGTTTTGCTCTGCTTAACAAGCCCGTGGACCCGGCCCGGATCTGCGTCGGGATTACCCATCGAAAGATCGGACCCCCCAAGCTTGCCCTCGACCATGCTGTGATAGTTCTTTGCCGCGCGGTCGCCCAAGGCGTTCACTTCGCTCTCAAGCTGAGAAAGGTACTCTTCCGGGATGCGCCTCTGCGGATTTCCGCTCACGTAGCCCATCGTGTCCTTAAGCCTGGAGTAAAGCGTATCAACGCCCATCGCCTCGCGGTCGCTCACGCCGCCCGGGGAGCCCATCTCAATGACAGCGATCATGTTGGTGAGCTGTTTCGAGATATTCTTAGAATCGACAAGCTTGCCGTCTCGGATCTCTTCCAAAAGCTTGCCCGCGCTTCGGGCCATATTTAGCTTGTTGGTTTCTCTCTTAATGTTTGTATCGCTCATTAGGCCGTTTGCGGCTCGGATCGCGGAGTTATCGAGGCGAGAGCCCGCATTGTTGGCCATTGCTTCGGTGCGCTTGTCATAGGATTTGCGGAAGTTTTCTCGCTCATCAATCGTGGCCTTAGTCGCGTTCTCCTTGGCCCTAGCCGCTTCCGCCGCCGCCTGAGCCTTCGCCTTCTGCGCCATGATCGCTTGCATGACCTTGTTGCGGCGGTCTAGGTCCTGCGTGCCCTGCTTAACGAGCGAGGCGTTTTGCGAATCGATCGAGTTGAAGAGTGCGGAGTTATCGGAAGGAGCGTTAGCTCCGCGTGCGGCATTCGCAAACGAACGCCCCATGTTGGAGATGAGGTTACCTTCGGCCTGAAGCTGCCTCGACTCGTAAGGAGCGCCAGCGCCCATGTCAGCTTCAGGCATCTCAGGGGCTTCAACCGGGTCAGCGGTGCCCGCCTGGGCTACCGTATCGTAAGGCGTGCGGTCGCCTTCAGGGTCAATCTCTTCAAGAGGATCGGCGGCAAGGTTACCGGCGTAGCCGTACTTGCTGGCGATGGCGTTGAATACTTTCGGGTTATATCCGGCCATTTTCAAAGCCTCCTTTTCTTGCCCATAAGCGACCAGGGCTCCTCGCTTCCGTACTGGAAGCCCGCGCCCGATGAGCCGTAAGTATCGCGATCATTTTGCGCCTGCTCCGCCATAAAGTCGCGGTTGGCTTGGTTCATGTCCTTTTGATTCTGATAAGCGCCGTAGGAAGTCGCGGCCCCCGATGCGGCGTTACCGAGATTGCTCCAGAGATTGCCCTGAGCCTGACCCCGGCTAATCTCGCCCTGAGCCTGACCCGAGTAGACGTTGGCCCTAGCCTGAGCCATCCGCATCTTGTTCTCGTATTGTTGCTGGAGCAATTCCTTGTTGTATTGCTGCTCCTTGTTGGACGTGTTCACGTTCGCGTCGGCAAGCCGCTGGCGCTCAGCGAGATTCATCTCGTTTGCGCGGTTACGGTAGCCGGTGTTTGCGCTCATGACGTCTCTGAGATTCTGCGTGTTAAACTTATTGATCGCGTCATTGGCTTGAGCCTTTGCCGATTGCTCCTGGAAGTCCTGGCCCCGGTACTTGCCCGCTAGCTCGCCCGACTGCATGAGCGCCTGAAGTGCGCGGTCCTGAGCGGATGCGGCTACCGAGAGAGAGGAGCGTGCAGCGCGGTCGCCCGCAGCCTGTTGGCCCTGAAGCTGCGCTTGAAGCGCCATGCCTGAGCCGCCCTGACCCCGGCGATTCATGTCATCCAAGATCGCGTTTCTAGCGCCCCGGTCCTGCACCTGCGCTTGCATTTGCGCGTCCTGGAGTGCTGCCTTGTCCTGAAGCCTTAAGCCGCCTTCCAAACCCATTTGCTCCATGCGAGAGAGAGCGCGGTTTTGAGAGGCCTTAAGCTTTTGGTTCGTTACAATCTGATTGAACTCGGAAGGAGCCGCCTTAATCGCTTGCTCAAGCTCTGGAACCAAAGTCCCCTGGCCAACGAAGCGTTCAAGCGCGAGCTTTTGCCGTTCCGGGTCGGGAATAGCAATCCCGATGAATTCCTGAAGCGCCTTATCCTGAAGTGCCTTCGCCCTGTCCTGCGCGGACATATTGGCGAAGTAATTCATGAGCCCGCCGCCCACGCCCGCCGCTGCACCTGCTAAAATCATTGGAAGCATCAGCGCACCTTCACTTTCGGATTCTTAGGGTCAGAGAAGTCAAACATACTCATCAGGTCCGGGTCATCCCATTCATGTCCCGCGTACTGATAGGCTGGCTCGCCCGGAGCCTGCGGGATCGATTCAATCGGAGTGGTGGGTTCAAGCGGCTCGCCGCCCGGTTGAGTGGTAGGAGGAGGGGCGCCCGGATCTGAAACGTCAAACGGACCAGGGAGGTCGCCCACCGGTACCGGCGACGGGGCATTTAGCTTCCTGTCAGGCTTAAACGTCTTCTCCGCCTCCTGGAGCGCACGCTTCACAACCTGATATTGCTCGCCCGGCTTATCCCACGCGGCGGAGCGAAGAATGTGCGGGTACTTTGCTTTCCACTCATTGAGAAGCTTTTCGGAGAAACCATTCCCAAGAATGGCCTGGTCAACCGCCGCCCGATAAGAGGCTTCGCGGTCTTTAAGGTCCCGCGCTACGGCATCCTTGTTGAACGCTGCGCGGGGCGTGTCCTGAGTTTCCGCCATCCCCGACTTGCTCGGGTCAAGGTAGGTCGGATCAAGGCCCGCAAGCTTCGAGAGCGCCTGATATTTGGCGTAATCCGAACCCGTAGCGAGCTTTGCGCGGTCAACCGGACCGCTCTGCGAGATGTACTTGGCCAAGTCCAAATCATAGACGTTAGCGCCATCGGCAAGGCCCAAGCCCCCGACCGTAGGAGCGTCGAGAGCGTCGTCCTTCACATCGGCAAGCGCGTTTTGATACGCCTCAGCCGAGCGCGCGTCGAAATTCTTAACCCGGCCATCTAGATCGGTTTGGAAGTCTCCGATTGCTCCACCCTTGATTGAGCCGTCGTCTTGGAGGCCTAGAGCTCCGCGTGCGGCCTTCCGGCTGGCCTCAAGCTGGGCGGCCTTCGCTGCGGCCTCATTGCTAATCTGCTTCGCCTGGGTATTCCCGTAGCCGACAAGGGATGCGGCCTTATCCTGAAGCTGAGCCTGATTGTTGAATCCCCCGCCGTTTTGGATCAGGAGGTTATCAAGCGACTTTTGGCCCATGCTGTAGTTCGGGCGGCCAAAGTATTGATCGAGGAGCGCAAACCTTCCTGACTCTTTACCCGCCAAGCCCGCTTCAGTCTTTGCCTTGTCAGCCTGACCCCAATAGAGGCCCTGCGCCTGAGCGTTATCGGCTAGGCCCTGCGGCCCCTGATACTTCTGATTCGTCCAGCCCTGGTAGGCTTTCGCGTCGTCGTCGGAGATGTTTCCGGCCTTTGCCTTCTCAACCGTGCCAGTAATGTCCGATTCACTTGGAGTCGTAAACGAGCCGATCTGATTTCTAACCTGTCCCGCCGCCTGATCCATGTTGGCGCGCGCCTGGTCGATTCCGCTCTCGATCTTTTGCCCGAACTGCTCGCCAAACCCCTTTGCGTCGTTATTCTTCAGATACGAGTCGAGGTTAGTGAAGCGAGATCCCGACTGAGTAGCCGAAGCGCCCGAGCCCTTGTTTGGATCTCCGTCAGGACCGGCTTGCATGCCGCCCGAAGAGAGTTGAACGCTACCGCCTGCGCTTTGCTCATCTTCATCCCGTTCTAAGTTTGGATCGCGAAAGAATGGCATGTCATACCCCTTAGATAGTCGCCCGCACCGTGAATCGGTAGCGCGTGCCAGTGGTGGGAGCGGATGCCGCGCCCTGATTCAGCTCAGTCATCGACTCAATGGAGATTTCCCGGTTAGACGCATTGAATGACCACGCCGGGATGAAGGAGGTCGCATCGGTCCCGCTCATCGCCTTGATGACCATGAGAGAGGCGGGCTCAGCCTGCGGATGAGGCCATTCAAAGCGGATAGGAAAGGTGATCCCGCTCGTATCGTAAGCGCGCGTCACACTCCTGATGTTAGTCGAATAGTCGATGTTGTTATCGAGCACGCGCTGTACTTGCGTGAAGAAGCTCTGAAGCGTAACGAAGAGACGCCCAATCCATTTCGATTGCTCCTGAAAATCTTCCACGCGTAAATTGATTGGCTGGTCGATCTTACTCACTTTCCAACCTCAAACGATACAGGGCTCCAGGACATAGACAAGCCCTGAAACTTCAAATTGCTCCAGGCCTGCGCAATCGAGAGCGTGGGGAGGATATAGCTCCCAAGCTGCTTGTCTTGCGGGACTAGGAAGCGAATGGAGGATGGGACAGACGTCCCACCCCAAGGCGTTTCGCCCCAAGGGAAGAGGCCCCATCCCGTGAGTAGCGTCCCTTCGAGCGAGACTTCCGCGTTACTCTGGCTGAAGTCAGTCGCAAAGGAGAGGGTAGCGGAGTTGAATCCCGTCGTTTTAAAGAGTGCCAAGCCTTCCGAGAATTGGCGGACGAATGCTGGGTTATCCCCGAACACCTGCTTAAACGTAATCTCGCAATCAATCGCTTTCAGGAATGAAACCGCGCCGACCGTCCAATCCGCGCCGTACTGAGTGGTCACCGCGTTGGTAGCTAGGTCAATGCTATCAATCGGAGAGAGAACACCCGCAGCTTGATAGAGAATATCGCCCACACTGAGTTGCGAAACATCGGACAGGACGACGACGGTTGAGGATGTGACGGACGTAATCGAGTCAGTGACTTCCTCATCGGCAAAGTCGCGGTAAGTGCCAGACTTACGCTCTTTAGAAATCCCGTTATCCTCGCCGTCAGCGCGTCCGATATAGAGCGCGCCCTCAGACGAGTGGATGAAGCCGCAATAGAGGTCACGGTCCCAAGTCGTCCAGGAGTCGGTGACATAGTTGTAGACGTACTGAGTCGCGGTAAACGTGTCTTCAGACGTTGAAGGAACCGAGAGGATGAATTTGCGATCGCTCTCATAGCCGACTGCAAACGAGACTTCGTTTAGGCCGTCAAGGGCTGAGCCGATGAGCTCATTGATGATATTGTCGATCGGCGGAGATTTTGCGTTCACGCCCGCGTCGTCAATGGACACAACACCCTGATTAGAGAGCATCCAAACGCCGGAGTTGAGTTGGCATGCGGTATCAGGCCCGATGACCTTGGTAGTCGGATCGAATAGGGTGGCGCTGAGGTTAGTCGGGCTATTGCCCAAGATCTTATAGATCCCGTCGCCCTTCAGCACGATAACGTAATCTCGAAGCGCGATGACCCGAAGGATCGGGGACGAGGAGTCGCCCACAAGGACGAGGTTAGCGCCGGGCACGCTTTCCAGTTCGGATGACTTCGAGACAAAGACGCCGTTTGGGTAGTTGTTTGAATCACTCTCAAGATTGGTCAGAGTCGGATCAAACGCGGTCGCGTGAGCGTTGACGGTGACCGTAAACGAGCCATAAGGAACATCCGACTCAAAGGTCATCTGACCCGGCAGGTCCGTCGTCGTGCTAGTCAGGATCACGTGAACGGGAAGCGCTTCATCGTAGTTGATGACCCGGATCAGGCTATCGACCGTATCGGTGATATTCTGGGAAACGGTGCCAGCCGAGAATATCTCAAACTCGCGGGACGCTGCGTTTTCAGCCGCCGCCGCAGTATACGTGCGAGAGGTCACGCCCGAAGTAACCGTGATGACGTCGCCAATCTGAAGGCCGGAAGGTGAGCCCACCGCAGTCAGCGTCACCTCAAGCGTGCTAGGCTGGGTCGCGTTCGCGTAGAGCGCGAAATCCCGGTAAATCGTCATATCCCAGCACGAAGGAGGAGGGAGGTTAGCCTGAAGGATGCCCTCCCTGTCCTCGCCCGTGTAAAGCGGGATGCCGACGTTAGCATCAGGAGTCGAGTCGGTAATCGTAACCGTCCGCGCGGTGAAGTCGCCTGCGGTCAGGTTTGCCTCATAGACGAGAGACATCTGATCTAAGGGCTCAATGTCAGCGCCCGCAGTCTGAGCGGACCGGTAAAGCTGCACGAAGGTAATCAGGTCATCCGAATTCTTGGGGAGTGTGGCGGTCACCGAGACATTAACGGTAGTGCCCGCAGTGTTGGTTACAACCGCCATTTCGCTTGGCGCACCGTATCGGGTAGTCGTGTTTCCATTGATATCCGTTTCCACTCGCCCGAATACCGCGCGATAAGCGACCTGCGACCCCACATAGAAGGAGATCGCGCCGGTCGTAGTGCCCGTGGCATTCGCGCTCATCGTGACCGAGAGCGGGCTTGAGAAGGTGAGCACAACGCCTGTGCCTGCTTTGATCGGTGCGGATGAGATCGTGATATTGGGCGCGGATACGTTGGTAATCGTCACGCCTTCGACAATGCCGTCGCCTGATACCAGGTCGCCCACGGCTAGGCCCGAGGTCGAGGCCGGTGCGAAGGTCGCCGTCCCAATGACGAGAGTCGCAGTCGTGATCAACTTCTCCGCCTCAAGCGTGACCGAAAGGACGGTCGTGCCAGCGGGTATGTTCGTACCAGTCACATATTGCCCGGCCTCAACTCCAGTCGAGTCGTCAATTGCGGTAATGGTCGGTGACCCGCTGGTCACGGTGCCCGTCGTACTCACGGCGACATTGTTAGTGAAGAACCCAGACGAGCCGGTAGTCGTGCCCGCGATGTTGAGGCCCCGGGGGACGCCAGCGGAGAGCACAAGCGAGCCAGAGCCCGACGAGAGGGAGAGCACGCCCGATTGATCGGTAATGTAGAGGTTTTGACCGCCGCGAATGAATCGGGCCTTAGCCAAAGCGTTTGGGTTGACCAGCCCTGTTGAGAACCCCGAAAGGAGCACGGGGAGGCCCGTCGCCGCGTTGTAGTAGTAGAGGTCGCCCTCCGAGGTCAGCCCGACAATGCGGTCAATCCCAAGGACCGGGAAGTTAGTCAGCCGCTCCCAATGAGCGCCGATCAACTCCGAACCCGGCAAGCCTTCAAAGCCCCGGCGCGACTCAATCAGATTGCGATGGCGGCTCTCAACATTGCGAGCGACATTGAGCGCCCCTGGAGGAAGGCCCGCATAGTCGGAAGGTGCGGTGTAAAGCCCCGCAACATTGAGTTGGATGCTTTGAGCCACGCGACTATTGCCTCCTCGATGCGAAGAGTGAAGCGTTGCGACCGTTGGAATTCATGAACCCGCCGTTCTGCGGATTGACCATCTTGGTCTGCGTCTGGACGCGAGGAGAGATGAGGGAGAAGGTATCCTCTTCCATTTGCTTCAAGCGGTCGCCAGCGGCCTTCATCTTGTCGAGATAGCCCTGGAGCTCGTACATCTTGACGACTACACGCTGCTCAAGGAGCGGGCGGAATTCAACCGGGATCTGAGGGACCGGCGTCTGATTCTGCAAGCAAAGCCAGTCGCCCACCTGGAGATTGTCCACCGCCGCATCAAGCGTCACATCAAGGGAGTTGATCGCGGCAATCTCGCCAAGGCCTAGCACGTCGAAAGTCGGCTGGTCTTGGCAAAGGTTAACCGCAGTCCCGACCGCGAAGGTCGAGGGAAGCGAGCTAACCGTAATGATCGCATCGCTGATCGCCGTAATCTGAGCCGCAGCACTGACCGCAACTAGCGCGTTAGGCCTCCTCAGATACCAAACGCGGATGACGCCGTTATTGGGCGCAGGCATGACCACAATCGAATTGCCCCGGATGTAAAAGCCGTAGCTATTTGAAGTCGGTACCTGAGTTGAGAATTGCTCGGCCTGTTCAATACGGTTAACCGGGATGATGCTCGGGGTAATCACAAGCTGGATGCCCGAGATGGCTCCGCCGATTGCGTCCGCTGGAATCGCGTAAACCGACTCCTCGGTAATCTCGTAATCCGTAAAGGTCAGGTAGTAGCCTTCCCTGACCGAGAGGATCTGGGAGATGAGCGAGGTCTGAAGCTCTCTATCGGCAAGCGTGATGACTTCCGAGCTAGTGAAGGTCGCATTGGAAAGCGGAACGTGACCGACTAACTGAATGTTAGAGACAAGGGTCGCGGTCGTGTAGCTATTTGGAGATGACACCTAACCCCCTTGGAAAGTTATCCGAGATATTGCTTAAGCAGTTCGGACAACTCCTCATCGCTCATATCGGCTTCATCAGCTTCAGTACCCATCGCGGCCTCTTTAGCCTCTTCGGCGGGCACAGCCTCAACGTCGGACTTAGGCATCTCCATGCCGGGCATGTCCTTCTCATCGGCGGCTTCAGCGCCTTCGGCCATGCCGTCCATTCCGGGCTTAGCGACTTCCACCACGGAAACCTCAGCCGGAGCCTTAGACTTAGCGACAAGGGCTCCGAGCTCCGCGCCCTGCTCACTGTCCAAGTGCTCCAGTAACTCTTCAATCAGCTGGCGTTTACGGTCGAGCATGTGTTTTACCCCTTACTTTCCGTTGACGGTGACAGTGAGTGAGCCGGTGCCCGAGGACTTGGTATAGACAACCCGGAGATACGCGTAGCCTGCCGAGGTTAGCTCCAGGATGCCGTTCCCAGCCGCAGCGATCGCAATCGTCTTTCCCGAAATGTCGGTCGCGTTCGATGCGTCGTTAGACGCCTGAAGCTTGAGCGTCCCGTTAGGCGAGCCCGTGTAAACCGCCTGGACGCAGACGTTAGTCACGTTAGCGAGAGGAAGCCATGCGCTAGTAAGGGTCGCCGAGGACATATCCCCCGCGTCGATTGCTCTAGTATTGATTACGTTTGCCATTTATTTCTCCTTCAAAGGGTCAAAGCTTTTCGCACTCGTAAACATCCGAGCCAAGCGACTTACAGTTCTTTGCGATGATTGAGGACGCGCAGGAGGCGACAAGTCCCGCGAGGATGAGCGAGATAAAGACGCGCATTACCTGGCCCTCCTTGCCGAGAGGAATGAGCTAGTTCCGTAAGTGGTCCCGCCAAGCGTCGAGTAGGTTATGAAGGCGGTCAGATAAATCGTCGTCGTGCTAGCTAGGCTGATTCGGCGCGTGCCGAGCGGCGCGATGATGTTTCCAGAAACCGGGAATGCGGAGCTAAGCATACTGACCACGCCGCCTTTGGTTTGGTCATCAATGTCAGCCGTCGTCTTGCTAATCGAGCCGTAGATTCGCGTTCCGGCGAAGGTCGCGCCAGTGACGACGTGAAGCTGCCCGCTTACATCCCAATCGCCTGCGGTCAAGCTAATGGAGGCCACGTTAACGAACGTGCCCGATGAGCCGGGCGCATCGGTCCCGCCTGTCGGACTATTGACCGAGGTAAACTCGCCGACATTCCCGGCCGATGCTGAGTCGTTAGTCGTAGTACCAACAACACCGGCTCCGCTTGTCCCAAACGCCAGGCTGCCGGTCGTAATGGACACCTCACCGGCCGTAGAAATGCGGAATCTGTTATTGGTTCCTAGCGCGCTAGATTTGGCAATGACGAACGCATCGGAGTCGGAGTTATCAAGACCAAGGGTCCACTCTTCGGCCGTGTTGATATCGAAATGGACGCGAGGGTCGCCTGCGGATGAGCCGCCCGTCCGAAGCTCTAGCGTGGTGTGAGAGGTCCCGCTTGTGTTGTCGTCGTTAAAGATACGAATGGCCTGGTTCGCGCTAGCCGCCGTTTTCCTAACGTCGAGCGAGAAGGACGGGGCCGTTGCTCCGATGCCTAGCCTGAAGTTAGTGTTATCCCATACAAGCGCCTGACTCGCCGTGGTCTGAGTCGCAAGCTGACCGTTGGCGTCCGCAAATGGGACGCCGGTCGCGGTCAGTGCTGCATTCTCGCTCATGACGCCCGTCGAGTTGTTGGCAAGGATTCGGTAGTTGGTACCCGATGCAAGCTTAGAGCGCGTGATTGCCGCAGCTGCATCAACATCAGCGTTGACGAGAGTCGCGTAACTCCAAGTGCCCGCCGCTACCTTGGCTAAGCCCGTCGATGCAGCACTAGAGCCGCCAGTACCGCCGTAGGTCGCGCCGATAGCCGTACCCTGCCAAACGCCCGTCGCAATCGTTCCGACCGCAGTCAGGGAGGAGGTGACGACGTTGCTCGCGAGAGTGGTACCCGTGAGAGTGCCAGCCGGAGCAATCACGGCGTTAGTTGAGGCCGCAGTAATCAGGCCCTTGCCGTTGACCGTAAACGTGGGGATGGCGGTCGAGCTACCGAACGCGCCGACGTTTGAGTTAACCGTGGCGAGTGTCGCGGCTACCGATCCAGGCCCCGATGCGGTCACATCGCCGGTCAGTGCGGTGATATAGCTTCCCGTGGCCTGCTTCCCGTCCAGCTGCGTTTGAATCGCGGACGTTACCCCGTTAACGTAGCCAATCTCTGTAGCCGTTGTCGTCGCCGCAGTCAAAAGGCCCGTTGCCGTGGTCACCACTGCGCGAGAGGCCGTCAATCCGCCGCTCGGCAAGATCGGATTGCCGTTGAAGGTCAATTGGTCCGACGTGTTTACGCCAAGCTCAAGGTCAGTCGTATTCGCGTTATTCCGCCAGCCGATGAATTCGGTGTTCGATAAGCGAAACACTCCGGTAGACGAGAGGTTCGTCCCGCGCGTCTTGTAGTAAGCGGCTACAAGCCCGTAAGTCGCACCGAAGTTAGCTTCAGCCGTCAGCGTGAAAGCGCCCGCACTCTTTTGGAATGCACCCGAAGCAATCGCAACGAGGTAGTCCGTTACGTTTTGCCCCCAATTGTCGTCGCTAACGTCCGGGACTGAGTAGACTACGCCGTTAAACAGTACGTTTTGAGCCACGGTCTACTCCTTTCCGAAACCCGATTAGAAGCTGAGAGTGAGAGCGCCTGCGTCTTCAGCCCCGCCAGTCAAGCGCGCGCCCGAGGCGACAATCGTACCGTCAGCCGAAGCGATGAGCGTTTGATTGCCAGCCAAGCCGTAGAAGGCCGAAGTCACCGTCACGACCGTGCCGGAGCTCGACGCCGTCACGTAGTTATCAACAAGCGCCGTAACCGAAGCGTTGATCGCAGCCGCGAGGTTAGTCGCGGTCGCCGTATCAGAAACACCGACGTTGAACTGATTTCCGGTCGCGCCCGAGGCTACCGCCGTAAACGTCACGCCGTTGATCGAGATGGCATCCGTTGCCACAACCGAGGTCAGCGTGAACGTGCCCGAGGCCTGTACTTCATTGCCCTGGCAAACGATGTTGATCTGTGGCGCAGCACTCGCGCTCTCAGCCAATTCATTGCCGGTATAAACGCGCTCAACGTACTGCTTGATACGCTCCGCAATCTGGCGATTGCCGCCTGCGGTCTGGAAATTCTGTTCAATGTAGCTATCAGGCCGGGCGCTGGTGACTTTCAGTTTCAGGACACTCATTCGATTAATCCTCCAAGGTCCGTTTTTGAATCTTTGACGTTAAAAAGGGGCTCCCAGGAAACGAGTAAAAACCTGGAAGCCCCTACCTAGAGGACACTTAGAATCAGGCGATACCGGTCAGGAGCACGTTCTGCGCGGGAAGCTCGGAGAAGATCGAGTTATCCGACATAGAGCGGAATTCGATCGCCGTGCTATCCGTAACGTGGACCTGCATCTCTTCGCCCTGGCCGGGGAGAGCGAAGGTGATATCGGTCGCGCCGATCCGGTTGATGGTCGGTTCGGAGAGGAGCATGGCGTGGCCCTGCTTGATGAGCGGGTGAGGGAGAATTTCCACATCAACCTGGCCCATCATGAAGGTGATACCCTTGACGCCGCGCTTGGCCTTCGGGGTGTCCTGCACATAACGGCGGAGAGCGGCTTCATCCGAGGCAAGCTGCGCAAACTTCTGCGGAGCGACCAGGAGGATAGCCTTCTCAAGACCGAAGGGCATGCCAACCGCAGCGGCCTGCATGATCGCGGTCAGCGAGAGCTGGCCGTTGACGGCGTAGCTGTTAGCCTTCCAGAGCTGCTGGGTCGAGGCATCGATGTTGAACAGCGTTCCCGTGTTGGTCAGAATGCGGTAAAGGCCCGCGCACTCATTCCAGCCAGTCGTGGTACGCGCGCCCTTGAAGTAAAGGACGTCGTTCTGGACGACTGCGGCATTCGTGCCCGTGACCGTAACCGTGCGGGTCGAAACATCGACGGCCGAGATGGTCAGGTCAGCATTGTGCTGCGACACCGAGGCCGCAACACCCGTGAAGGCTTCAAGGATCGCGTCCTTAAGGCCTGAACCCCAAATGCCGATAGCCCAAGACGCTTCGGTGATAACCAGAGCGCCCGAGGTGTTGCTATCCACAACGCCCAAGCCGTCGCGACCGTACAGGAGCGAGCATTCCAGGCGGAACTGATGCGACTCCTTCATGTTCTTGAGAACGGCGCCGTAGGCCTGAGCGAAGGCCTTCTTGCCAGCGCGGGATGCCTTTGCAGCGGCATCGTAGGAGAGGCGCGAGCGGAGATAGATCGCGTAGCCTTCGACTTCAGCCGAGGCCACGTAGCCTGCGACCGAGGCATTCAGGTCAACAACACCGGAGCCCGTGCCGGAGCTAGGGGCGTAGGTGAAGCCGTTTTCTTTCTGAAGGGTAACGCCGAAGACGTAGAACTTACCGGTCGATTCAGCTTCCTGGAACGGGAAGCGGTCCTGGACGATCATCCACTGAGGGATGGCGTTAACGAGGCCGGATTCCTTGTAAAGATTCTTAAAGTCGCCAGCAAGCTGGGTCGGTGTATTGGCTGATGCCATGAGATCGCTCCTTGATAAACACACGCGCAATCATGCACGCGGATATGAGTTAAAAAGCCTTTGTTTAGGCTTTGAATTGATTAAACTTTGTATGAGTTGCTTAAGCGCCCGAGGGTAGCCTGAGCATTGAGATGCTTTGATTCATCGCCGCGACGATCGGGGAAGCGCCCTAGGGTAGCCTCGTCCCGCCTATGACAAGCGCCCCGTTGCGGGGTAGCCTGTCTGTCTTTAGGTCGGTGCGTGATTCTAAATCTAAGTTTAGAGGGGAATCTATTCTGCGCAAGTGTTGCGGAGTAGAAAGCGACGGGCCGGGGGAAGGTCTTAGCACATGCAGCCGCCCCGCAATGTCCCCCGAGTTAACGCTGGCGCGGACCCAGCCCCGCCGCCCCGCTCGGATCTCTGACCTCGGATTGCTCCGATATCTCCCCTTGCGGAAATGATTTGATAGCCGACTTTGGCACCGCTCGGCAAACACAGCCCACGGAGGAACTCCAACCTCCTGCCAAGATGAAATTGCGCCGAAGCTTGGGCCTGCTCGGCTAACACAGGGTGAGAGCGGTTATGACTGGGTCAATCAGCCTAACCACGCCCCAAACTTTATCTCCCGCCTCTCATCTTGCGCAAACGCTCGTTTACTTCGCTCATCGTCAAACGCTCCTTGGGCTCGGAACGCTTGGAAGGCTCGCCATCGTCGGTCGGAATGCCCGCGAATGGCTGGGCGCCCGCAGATTGGCGTTTCTCTCTCAGCTTTTTCAGATTCTCGCGGATGACCATATTCACAAAGTCCTCGCCAAAGCGGTCGATGACTTGCTCGTAGGTGTAGCTAGAGATTTCCGAATCCTCGGAGCGCATGTCGTTCTTAACCTGTTGAACGATTAGGTCCATCGGCGCTTCCCAGCCGTTAGCCAAGTTTTGCCGCATGTAGAAGGCGATGCGTTTTACAACACTCTTAGACTTAGGAAGCTTGTGGGCCTCTAACGCCTCGATGATATCGCTCTGGGTTTTCTGGGTTATCTCCGCGTCGGCCTTCTCCTGCGCTTCACGCTCCTTTTTCTCATGGTAGCGACGCTCAAGATCCTTGTAGCGAGCCAGTTCCGCTTCCAAAGTCTTAGACTTCCTTTGATCCTCGGTCAGCGTTTCAGGCTCGATGAATTCCTGGGAGTACCAAGACTCCATCGCCTCCCTGATCTGCTCCTTGGATAACCCAAGCTCAGGGTCCATGAGAGCGGCCATAGGGTTAGCCTTAGCCTTCTCAATGATCGACTGAGCCTTCCGCTCCTTGGCCGCCGCAGTCTCGAATCGCTCGTTAGCCGATTCCGCAAGCTGCGCCATCTTGATCAGCTCATCGCGGTTAACCTTTCGGGTCCGACCGTGGACCTTGACCTCGAATAGCTCCTCGGGAGGCTTGGGGGCTTCCTTGGGCTTAGCGTCTTTCGCTTCGATCGCTTCATGCTTTGAAGCCTTAGCGTTGCCGATGGCTCCGCCTTCCGCCTCCTTGGCTTCACTTGCCGCCTGAGTCTTAGTCAGGTTGGTCTTAGAAGTAATCGGGCCTACGTTATCCTTTGAGCCCTGGGCGGGCGGAGCGTCCGCCGTGTTGATCGAGTTAGTAGTCAATGCTGGGGCTCCTGCTGCTTGTCCTTCACTCATCTTGAATGATCCTCTCGTTTAGATTGTGGGCGCTGCGCCCGGTACTTCAGCCGTTTCGCCAGTCGAAGGATTTTGGGGGAGTCCTGCTGGCTCCGGCATCTCAGCGCCCTGTGAAGGGTCGCCGCCGCCTACCATTCCTCCCTGGTCAGGCGCCCCACCCGGCATCCCAGGAGGCATGCCCATCGGACCCTGCGGGCCCATCGGAATCGGCGGGATGTTGAGAGCGGCAAGGAGCCCCGGGAATTCGATAGAGGCCTGTGTCCACACCTGAATGTGATCGAGGATGTGAGCGAGCGTGTTTTGCACAAGCTGCGGGTCCTCTTTAGCCTTCACGCTAGAGAGCACGCTCATATGCGACTTGATATGATCGGGATGCATCTCAGTCAGGATGGCCTTCACAGGCTTCCCTTCGGTGAGCATTTCATTCTCTTCAAGGATGAGGAGTTGGTCGGCCTCATCGTCCTGGGTCAGCGTTTCCAGGTTACCCGTCGTCACTACAGAGATGTATTGCTTAGGCGACTTGATCAGGCCTGACTTGATTAAGTCCTGACCCATCGTGAGCCTACCGCCTTGGGTCTGAGAGATGGGATTGACGAGCTCATAAACGATCGAGCTAATCGAGTTGAGATCCTGGCCCGTGTACTTGAATTCCTTCAGGCCCGCTTGCTTTTGCTTGCCGACGATACGAGCCACACGCGGAGTATCCGCATAGGTGCGAAGGACGCCGATGAGCTTGGTCATCATCGAGGAGAGGAGCCTGTAATAGCTCCGCTGAAGGCCAGAGTTATACTGAATCGACTTCGCATCGACCAAGGCCATCGCAGCGCCCGATGCGCCTTGGGTCGCCTGAGCGGCTAACACGCCCGAAGCTGAGCCGGTCTGTTGTTGTTTCTTGCTCTCAAGCTTGTCGATATACGAGAAGGTTTCAGGAGCCGTGCGGGTCATCTGAAGAGGGAGGATCTTATCCACCATGTCGGGTTGGACTTCAAAGACGCGTAAGCCCTTGCCGAAGTCGGGGATGTTAAGCCCCGAGCCGATGGGCACGACGATATTCTGGCATCCGAACGTGACATTGTTAGTCGTGATGACCGAATGAAGGGCGTCGGTGATCTGCTCAAGGCCCATGATATCGTTCGCCTGAGTGTAGCCGGTCGGCCCTTCAATCACTTCCTTGGGGGTAATGCGCTCAACCGGGAAGTCCTTATAGGGAAGCTCGGTGTCGAGCACAATCGTATCGCCCACCATGAGGGAGTAACGGCCCATCGGTACCGCAGCGGTGCGGTCATGGATAAGCAAGTGGACATACATCATGTCCGATCCATCGGGGATCTTGCACATGGGAAGCTCAGGGAGATTGTCTTTTCCTGAGTCAAGAATCTCGCGCTCAAACTTGGGGTAGCTTGCGGCAAGGTCAAAGCGGTTGGCTAAGTAAGAGAAAATGAACCAATGCTGCTGAGTGGTAGTCGCACCTGGGTCGCGAGCCGCGTTCCAAGGCGTATGAATGCGAAGGACTGCGTCCCCGCTCATCTCAGGCTGATTGTTGCTTGGGTCGATGGCTACGGGGTCGCCAGCCTTCTTATCCCAGAATATCTCAGTGAAAGCCTCATCGCAAACGAGAGCGGCCTCGGTCGCCTGGACAAACTTAGCTTCCCAGCCAACATTGGCCATGTAGTACTCGGAGAGCGCCGTACCGATTCGAGAGGAGCGAAGGGAAGCCGAGTCGGTGTTGACGGCCTTAGCCTGACCCGCAGGACGCTGAGAGGTGACAAGGACAAGCTGCTCCTGAAGGAGCGACTGCATGTCATTGACCTTGATGAGTTGAAGCTCGCCTTCCGCTCCGCCCTGAATGACCTGTTGCGAGGAGTTACCGTTACCCGAGATGCCGTAATAGTTAGTGAGCTTCCGCTTCCAAAGGTCGATCAGCCCCTTAGCGCGGCAAAAACTCCGCCATTCGGTAATCTTTTGAGTGATCGCGTCGGCTAGTTCGATCGGATCGGTGAGCGTTGCGAAATATTGGTCAGACTTCTTAGTTTCACCATTCATGCGAGAGGTTTCCTTTTGACGCCGAACGCACTCGCAAGTGCATTGGCGTTATCTGAAGCGGTTTCTCGTTTGAAAATGATGGCGTTCGCTACGTCGACCCCGTAGGTGCGGGGGATGGGATTCGTATGCTTGTCGATATTCCGAAGGAGATACACAAGCGCCATGATCGCATCCGCATGGCCGTAAACTTCCGAGCGTTGAAGGTCAGTGCGCTGCTTATTCCAGAGCGCGGTCTTACAAGTCCCGATGAGGTGCTTGCACCTGGGGTGAATCTCTAGCTGATCAAGCGTTAGAGCCTCACGCACCAGGTTGATCGAAGCCTCTAAGCTATCCTTGCGGGTCGGGACCCAATGCACTTGGGCGTCGGCGTGACCGCTCTCCACTTTCGCGTCATTGGCTAGCTTGTTTAGGTCTTGGAGGAGGATGAGGTTATCGTTATCGGCGTGTCGCCTGACCTTTTTGTAATCGAGCGCTGATTCAATCTCTCGCGTCCTAGAGAAGATGCGAGAGGTGAGGACGTCCCTCCCACCCATGACCATTTCATCCTCAATGACGACCTTCGCCCGCTTCCAATCGTAGTAAGCGAATAGCTGGACCGTTAAGTCGCGCACGCCTGAGTCAAGGGATGAGGACTTGAGATAGAACGGGAAATACTCGTCGCGCTGTCCTTCCCTGACATGCCTCTCGGTCCTAAACTCAGGGAGGACCATGCGGGACTCTTCGGAGACGCGCTCGCACATCATTTCACGCCGGAACTGCGTCGAGTTTTTACCGCCCATTGCTTCGGCCAAGCGGTCAATCTGCTCAGGCGTAATCATCGGGTTATCGTAAATGGTCAGGACCGTGAGAGCGCCCTTGCTCTCCGCGATATCAACAAGCGTCCAAAAGAAATGGTCAAGCGACTCAGGCGGCGTTGAGATGACCGCAATCCGGCTCTTGGGCCGGTGAGTGGTGATCGGAATGATGACCGACTTATAAATCTGCTCAAGCTTCGAGATGAAGCCCGCCTCCTCCAGCACGATTAAATCGACGTTATGCTGCCCGCGTAAGCCGTTAGGCTTCCTATCCAAGCCGATCAGGTCAAGCGTGCCCATGGTCTTTGGAGCAATGAAGCGGGACTTAGACGACTTCCAAACCGGCCTAATCTCCTCGGGGCATGTATCAAGTACCTGATCGAAGTTAGGGAGGATGAAGCTTTCCAGGTCCGTTTGATACTCGGTCGCAATCTTAACTCGCGCCCGGTCCTTACTCGCAATGACGGCGGAGCCCTTGCCGCATCCCCAAAAGGTTTTGCCGAAACCTCGCGCACACAAGAGGACATGCATTTGATGGGGCGAGTTTTCAAACGCCTCCTCAATCTTAAGCTGGCCCGCGTGCAGGATGGGCTTAATGTCTCCGCGATGCCAAGCCAATGCCTCGGGGCTTGCCGGTGCGGTCGTGATCGCTGCGGCTAGCAGGGCTTCAAGTAGCACTGGGTCCACGCTCGCCTTTCGCATCTAGGTACGCGCTCCGCTCGCCGCATTGGCATCGGCCAGAAAACCGGTCGATGTAATGGGCCGCCCCCGTGCATAGCGTTGGAGAATCTACGAAATAGGCCGGTAGCCGCTCGCCCTTTGGTACTAGCTTGCGGACCTCCTCCGCGAGCAGGTCCCATGAGCGCCCATCCCATGATATTTGTCCGTTGGCGTCGAGACGCGCATAGGGCTTTCGGTCGAGGCGCTCCGCAATCCTTTTGACCGCTTCAACAAATCCGCGCTCGTAGTCGCTCATCCTTCCGCCCCCGCATATTCCTTCTTAAATTCAGGGAACGCCGAGAAGATGCGCTTAGACGCTATCTCCAGGTACTCAGGCTCGCGCTCAATGCCGACAAAGCTAAAGCCTTCGGTCAAGGCGGCAAGGCCGGTCGATCCGCTGCCCATGAAGCAATCGAGAACGGTCCCGCCTGGAGGCGTGATCATCCTGACTAGGTAGCGCATGAGTTTCTGGGGTTTGACGGTGGGGTGGTGGTTCTTTGTCGTCGAAACTTGTCGGCTTTCGCCGCGCTCTCGCTCGCCTCGCGTGGTCATGCTAGATAAGCTGCCAACGTAATCAGGCATCCCCTCAAGCCCCGCGTTCCGCTCGGATGCGGAGACTTTCGCGCAGTAGAAGAACCGGGATGCGCCGCCCTCAGATGCAGCCTGTGTGAGATGCACCGGCTTGCCGTCCCTCTGGCCGGGGCTATTTTTCATCATTGTGTTTTTATAAACGCCGTTCATCGCCCCACTCTTCAGCGTCCCGCTCATCTCATCGAGCATCGCGCCAGCCTCCTCGTCCAGGATCAGGTGCGATGGGAAGCGGCCGACATGGCTTCGGTACTCGCCCACGCCCTTGCTCTCGCCGGTCTTCATACGCGCAAGCTTGTCGCCCGAGCCGTGCGTGCTGATCACGTCGGTGCCGATCCTGCTCGCATCGATATTCAGCGCGCCCGTTCCCCACTTCAGCACATTGGCTGCCACCGTCTTCTCGCTGAGAGGCTTCCTGACCAGCCACCAATCCTCGGACGCGGGCTTGAGTGCGGTGCCCCAGCCAGACCAGCGCTTGGCGTCGTCGGTTGAGGGGGCGGTGATAGGAAGCTGTAACCGCTCCTTGTCCATTTGCTCGCCAGCCACGCGCCCGCCTGAGCCTGTGATAGGATTTCCACGCGTGTCCTGATTGCTCCACGCCTTCACTCCAACTACTTCCCGCTCAGCCCCCGCCGCCTTGTCGATCGCCTTGCTCACGTCGAGAGACTTCGGAAATCCGCTGCCAAAAATGTGCTGCACGCGGTCCCGGATCTCAAAGCCCGCCTCTTCAAGCGCGGTCGCCGTCCAGTGACTCGTTCTCGGCAGCGCCCACACAAGCCCATGCGCGCCGGGCTTCATCACCCGCTTGCACTCAGCCATGACTAGCGTTAGCCAGCCGATCCACTCTAGGCGCCCGCCCTTGTGGTGATCCCATTCCTTGCCCATGAATGAGATGCCCGCAGGAGGGTCTGTCACAAGGCTATCAACCGAGTTATCGGGAAGCGTCTTTAAGACTTCCAAGCAATCGCCTTGATGTAGTCTCATCCTTCCGCCTTCACTTGCGCCTGAAGCGCCTTAACCGCTTCCTTCATGGCCGTGAGCTTTTGCTCTGCGGTCATGCCGTCAAGCGGGCTTGGCCCCTTCACTTGCTCGATCGCTTTCAGTTTTGGGTTAACAAAGCTTGCGAGCTCCTTGTTGGCGTCAATCGCCATCTTGAGATACTGCGCGGCGTTTGATTCCATAGGCGAGTAGCGGCCTGAGTTGACCATTTCAATCTCGGCTTCAAAGCGGGCCTCAGCGACTCGCGCCAAGTGAATCAGTTTCTCAGTCGGGCAATGACCGGCCTCGGCCATGATGGCGGCTACTTCAACGCTCCGCTTGTTAGGCGAGCCCTTCGGTCTACCCTTTGCGATCTTGTTTCCCGGTTGGAAGCCCATGCGTTATTTTTCCGTTACCTTAACGCGGTGTTCATTGGGTTTAAGCGGAGTGATCGCAGTCCCGCAGCTTGGGCACCTAGCAGGAGGCCACGGCTTGCTAATGCTGAAGCACGTCGTTTTGCAGTGCGGGCAATAGTAGGAGTATTCGGTCATGCCCATCCCAACGCCTTGCTCAACTCGTAAGAGAGGCCGATGATTACGCCGCCGATCAGACCGGCAATCATTAGGGTCATGACGCCAACCCCAAAGCGGTCTAGGTGCGAGTGGGAAGCATCCGCATACGCCCCCACGCCATAACTAAGCGCGATGATTAGAAGGGAAAACGCCGCAGTGCTAATCATCGAATCCCCACTCTCAGGCTCAGCCCATCAACCTTCTTCTTGAGCTCATCGAAGTCCTTAAGCTTGGCCTCTAACTCAAGGCTTAGCTTGAACAGGTTCGCCTGCTTCCAGCGTGCTCTGCGATGGTCAAGCGCACGCATATGGTATCGCTCGGCGTAGGCGCACATCACGATGACCGAGGCGAGAATGGCAATGGATGCGCAAATCATTTGTCCCATGCTTTCCCGTGCTCCCAGTGAAGCATTCGGCTCATGACCGATTTACCGTTCATGTCGTCCAAGAGGTCGCGGGCATCAAAGGACGCTCTGGGCTCCGAGTAGACTTTGCGGGTGACGCGGTCATTCTCGATGTGGAGCGTGATTACATAGTAGTTATTGAACACGCCGTTGACCTTGACGCACTCCATGGAGCGGGCGATGCCTGAGAAGGTCTTAGGGCCTGGAGCGGCCTTCGGCGCTAAGTCGTCGATCTTGCCGATGGGCTCTGCGGTTATGGTGTCGGGCACCGCTTCAAGCTTCGGCTTATTCTTTGAGCCTTTAGGTCTAGCCATCCAATGGCCTCCTTTGGGTTACTTGTCGTAGGTTGGGGTCGGGACTACTTTGAGCGGGTCGGGTTTTTCATTCTTATGGACTTCCTCGACAACCATTTCATCGAAGGCGTCGATCATGTCCTGAGTGATGGACTTGTCTCCGGTCAACTGGCGGTAGGCATCGAGGATGACAATGTGGTGCTTACCGTTCACTTCAAAGCGCGTGGGCTTAAACATGGAGCCGACGATTGTCTCGACCTTGACCATCTCGCCGTCCATCATGCGAAGGGTCTTGCCGATGAAGTCAGAGAGGTCCTTGGGCTTTTGCGCTTTAATCGGCTTCCAGAATCTAGACATGGCGAACCTCCTTGGGCTCAGCCATGAGCGGGAAGTATGCATAAAGATGCTGCATAAGCTTGTAGAAGGGTGCTGAGTATTCTGGCTTAGTCTCGACCTTGCCTAGGTCCTGCGTGCGCGTTTCAAACGTAACCTTGTCGGGGAGAGCGACATAGACGGTGACAAAGACAAACTCCATGAGCGCGTCGTCGAATACTTGGTACTCGATGCAGGGGAGGGAGTTACCCGAGATGCGGAAGCCCCCGCCGTAAACTCCAGCGAAAGGGGGAAGCATCCTTGTCTCCCCCTTCGCCAGCTCAAGCCCCGCCGTATTAGATACGAGGGACCGAACCAATTCAGACAGAGAGGGGCGACGGCGTTTGAAGTGCCGATCGAACCAAATGAGATAAGCCGCCATAGCGACCGCGAGCGCGAGCGCCGTGTAGCAAGCGAGGATGGCTCCGCTCAAGCCGTCTTGTCCTGCTCGGGGGCGGGCGCTTCAGCGGGCTTAGCTTCAGCTTCAAGCTTAGCCTTCACTTCGGCTTCCTTCGCTTGAGCGGCGCGGGTCTGGTCAATCTGCATCGTGACCTGGGCAAGCTGCGCCTTCAGGACTTCTACGGAGTAGTGAAGCTCGCCCGCGCGGACATAGAGGTTCGCCAATTCGGAAACATTGCTCGTTTGGTTCATATCCAATATGGATACAAACATTCACAGAGTTTGCAAGTCTTAACTATTAGGACAAAGAGTTAAGAAGTCTGTACATTCGTGTGTGGCGCGTCAGTACGGGATGCTTTGAACGGACGATTTTTGGACCGGCGTTTCCTTCGGTGTCGCCATGTCCTGAGGCCAAACATAGAAGTTGGCGCGGTAGCACTTCGGTACGGCGGTGCCCTCGCCCTTGAAGGACCGGCAATAGTAAAGGGTGTCATCGCGGGCGTTGCTTGAGGAGTAGGAGCCGACCGTCCAGAAATCGGGCTCATCGCTGAGCGCGATGTATTGATGCGAGCATGAAGAGAGGATCAGGGCGGCGAGAGCGGCTAGGTATCTCATGCCCCAATGATCGGCGGAAACTCGACGCATCTAAATGCGTGAAATGGGACACACCCTATTTTTGTTTAGTCCGCTCCACTAGGTCGGCGAGAACCTTAAGGGCCGCTTCGGGGGTAACCTGAGAGGCTGGGTCTGAAAATAGGGCCGATGCGGACACATTTAAACCGCGTGATATCTTAAGAAGGTTTGCTAATTCTGGCCAGCTCGCTCCCGCCTCAATGCTTTGGAACGTTCTATAGGGGATCTGAATGGAGAGCGCGAAGGCTTCCTGGGTCATACCCAAGGCCTTTCTGCGATCGCGGATATTGCTTCCGAGAATTTCTCCAATGGTCGCCAACACTTATAATATCCCACATTCTAGACAGTAAAAACACGCAATGAATCGGCGTTTTTTCGTGACAACACGCAATGGATCGCGTATTCTGTCTTTAGATGAATGAGCGGTTTTACTTAAACAGTGCTGCGATACTGGCTTGGCTTCACGACGGTGGACGTAAGAAGTCCTACCTCGCGAGGGTCTTGAAGGTAAGTGAATCAACCGTTCGGCGGATGTTGAATGAAAGCCATATCCCCGAAGAACGGCGAGTGACCGAAGCCTTAGCCGCTCTAATGGGAGTCCAGGAATCTCAACTCCTGCTCCCCCGAGAGCCAGCCAAGGAGACGGCTTAACAAGTTTTGAAAAGTGTCGGTGCGTAGGAGCTGGAGGTAGCCTCCTCATCCGAGGTTAATCGGGTAGCGAAAGCGCCCTTCTCCTACGCGCCGTCTGTACAGACCAAACGAGCGGGTAGCTATCCCGTCTCGAATGGACAGTTGCACTCCTACGTCCTGTTATGCAGTTCGTCAAACAATCAATAGTTAAGGTGTATTAATTATGCGGTTTAGTTTCAGCGAAGAGTCGATCAAAGCCCGCGCATCCGAGGACTTCCAGGACGCGCTTCATGACGACGGCTGTATTGAAGCCTTCGCAGAGAGCCCCCGCACACCGCACGACCTTGCCGCTCTCATGGGGCGCATCGAATACCTTTCAAGCCGCAACACCTTTGAGCACGCACAAGAACGCATGGAACGGGAAGCGGAATACGCTTTCGAGGAGTGCGTGTCATGAAAACTCATTCAACCGGCATCTACGGCATTCCCTTCGCGGACTACCAAGCGATCAAGGCCATCAACAAAAGCGGCCTCGACAAGATCGCGAAGTCCCCCGCGCACTATCAGCACTCCTTGCTTAACCCCGAGGAGCCGACCGACGCGATGATTTTGGGTCAGGCCACGCACTCCGCAGTCTTTGAACCCGAAAACTTCTTTGCGGGTTACTTCGCCCGGCCCGAAGGCATTGACGGTCGGACCAAAGAGGGGAAGGCCGCGCTTGCGGAGTTGGGCGCAAAGCACGCCGGAAAGACCATGCTCAAGGCCGATGAGTGGGCCTCGATTGAAGGCATGATGAAGTCCGTTCGGAACAACTCGCTTGTCTCTCGCATGATTTCGGGCGGGAAGGCCGAGCAATCCGCCGTTGCCCAAGATGCCGAGCATGGCGTGCTCTGTAAGGCCCGGCCCGACTACATGGGGACCGATGGCGTGCTCTATGACCTCAAGACTACGGCGGACGTTGATTTCTTCAAGTTTCAGCGGTCGGTGAGGGGCTTCCGCTACCACGTTCAAGCGGCTTGGTATCTCGACACGGTAAACGCTGCGATCGGCTCCAAGGTGTTCACGCGCTTTGTGCTCCTCGCAATCGAGAAGGAAGCGCCCTACGGCTTGATTGCTTACGAGCTAGACGCCGAAGCCATCCGACTTGGGCGGCTTGAGGCGCGGGCGAATCTTGCGACCTACGCCAAGTGTTTCCACGCAAACCAGTGGCCGGGATACCCCGAGCAACTTCTGACGATGACCGTCCCGGTCTACGAGTGAGGCATTATGAGCATTTTTAAGACGCCCAAGGGCTCTGAGTTACCGATCCTCGATATGCGGGGGAAGCCATACCTTCAAGTAGCCTATCGCCTTGTGTGGTTTCGCGAGGAGCGCCCGCTTTGGACGATTGAAACGGAGCCGGTCGCGCTTACCGATAACTCCAGCTACTTCAAAGCGACCATCCGCGATGAGTCGGGCCGCATTATGGCGACCGGGCATAAGTTTGAGGACAAGCAGGGTTTTGCGGACCACAGGGAGAAGGCCGAAACCGGCGCAATCGGTCGTGCGCTGGCCCTTGTCGGCTACGGTACGCAATTCTGCGCGGATGAGTTGGATGAAGGCCAGCGCCTTGCCGACTCGCCCATGCAGCCCGCCCGTCAAGCTGCGCCCGCAAGACAAGCGCCGGTTGTTGCCCCGTCATCGGGCCTAGCCCCCGAGCACTGCGGCGGGAAAATGCTCATCAGTAAATACAACCCGAATGAATTCTATTGCCCGAAGTGCAAAGCGAAAGCGCCCGTCGCGGCATAAGTGACCCTTCAATAACGAGGGGCCGGGCGGCTCCTCTTTTCTCCTCGCGAGTCGCCCGCAACAAGTTGAGTAGGACAAAAGGAAATTAATTATGAAGGTCGCCAAGCTAAGCCGAAAAACCGTTAACCGCCCGTTGTTGATTGATATCGTTCGCGGGGCCCGCGCCTCGCGGGAAGCCACGCTCCTAGAGATAAAGAAGAGGGCGCTGGCGGGGAAGATTCTCCGCGCCGCCGAGCGCGGCAAGTCTACCGTTCACCACTATATTGACGAGACTTGGGGCGGAAACATTAACCACAAGTTTTCAGACTTGGGTCGCGACTTAAGCGCGTTTGTGCGCTCTGAGGGACTGTCAGTGTCCCGCTCCAAAGATCGCCCCGATGTGTTGATTGTCACCATTCCTGGCGTTTGAGGCTTTGAGTTGAGCGTGAGTGAAGCCGAAAACCCATTGAGCGAAACCCACTATTCCGAGGCGGAGGTATGCCGCATCTTGGGCGTTGCTCTATCCCGGCTCAAGGCCCGCCGCTCCTGCGGGACCGAACACCCGCCCTATGTGAAGCTTGGGCGTGCCTATTACTACCCGAAGGCGCTATTCCTCGATTGGGCATCTAAACGCCCGATCATCTGGGAGGTAAAGCGTGTCGGCTAAACTGTCTTTAGTGTCATCCAAGGTCACGGCTTATAAAAAGGTCGGTGAGTACCTGTGGCTTAATCAGGCGTCGGGCTACTACTACGTTAAAAAGACGTTCAAGCGGTACCGCATCCCGGCGCTCAATTGCTCGACCAAAGAGAAGTCGATCCGGCTAGCGAAGGCCAAAGCCGAGCAACTTGTTGCCGACCACATGGCAAAGTACCTGGGCACCGGAGCAAGCCCGCTCGCCAAGCGCGTGGGCGTATCGATGGCGACCGTCATTGATGAGATTCTTGAGACGGTTACGCCTCTCATGCGCCTGTCTACGCAGGAGAATCATAAGCTTTACTTGGGCGAGCTACGGGCGGAGTGGGGCGCGTGGGATGTGGACCGAATTACCCGGGCCGCGTGGTTTGAATGGCTGAAGGGCTTTAGGCGTCGGAAGTCTCGCGGGACGTTCGGCGACTACCAGAAATACATGAACCTGATTCTCAGGTACGCCCACACTGAGAAACACGCAAAGCACCTGGTTACCGTTCCAAACCCCGACGCGAAGCTTGAGAAGGCCGGGCGCGTCTTTACCCGCGCAGAGATTAAGGCGCTCTGGGCCGTAATGAATGAGGAGACGCGGGACCAATTCACACTTTGCTTTGAGTGCTTCATGCGGCTGAGAGAGGCCCTGCACCTGACCTGGGAGCGCGTGGACTTGAAGTCCGGCATCGTGACCCTTCGGGCGGAGGATGTGAAAACCGGATCTAAGACTGGCAAGGGCCGCAGCTTCCGCGTCTCCGAACAGGCGCTTGAGCGTTTGAAGGCGAGAGCTAGGGGTGCATCCTCCCCCTATGTCTTTCCGTCGCCCACTGACCCGGCTAGGCCGATCCATCAGAATAAGGACGCCTGGAAGCGGGCTAAGCGGAAGGCAAAGATCGCGGGCCGCGCACGCTGGCACGACTTGAGGCATACGGCGCTCTCTTGGGCGCTACTCGACTCTAAGTCCGATCCGGTCCTGGTCAGCGAATACGCGGGCGTATCGCTCCGCACGATTCAACAAGTCTACCTGCACTCGACCGCCGATAAGACGCGGGCCGTCGCGAGCGCCGTTCGGATCCATCAAAATCTTAGGGGTGAAAAAGGAATGAAATCTAAAAAGGGGGCAAGAAATGCGAAGGACGTATAGCGGAAATATGGGGTCAAGCCGCCAACTTGACACGGTGGGGGTCGTTGGTTCAATCCCAATCGCCCGAACCATTCAAACTCAACTCCACACACAAAAAGTAGCTGAATTACCGGCAAATGCGCTGGTAGTCCCGGCTATTTCATTTCGCCGTGGTCGCTTCAGACTGTTTCGCGTCATCGCTGAAACGTCGATCAAAGGTGTGAAAAAGGGGTGAACTGTCCTTCGGGGCGGTTTTAGCCCCTTTGGACGGTTCCTCAGTCTCCCCGGCTATTACAGCGGGCAGGGGGAATGCGTGGCGCGGATTAGAACGGTTAAGCCGGAGTTTTGGTCGGACGGCGATATGCTCGCCATGTCCGACTCATGTGCCCTCTTCTTTATTGGGCTTTGGAACTACGTCGATGACGAGGGGAAGCACCCGGTCAACTACAGGCAACTTGCTGCCGAGTTGGGGGGGAGATGGCACCAAGGTAAGGTGAAGTTGTTTGTGAGTTGCCTCGTAAAATCGGGTCAACTCCGACTCAACTCCGACTCAACTTGGCTTCAAGTCACTGGGTGGTCCCATCAAAAGATAGACAAGCCACGACAACCCGACGTGAAAGCGGAGGACTTAACGTGGCTTAGCCATTCTGATTCGACGATTGCTCTCGAAGCGTCGTCGAGCATTCGACGCAAGGATAGGATAGGAAAGGATTCTATAGGATTGGATAGGATGTCTCCCACGGGGGTGCAAACACCCGCCGTGGCCGCCGTCGCAGTCTCTCCCAATAAACCGAACTGCTCGGAGACGTGGAAAGCCTATTCATCCGCCTACGAGTCGCGCTACTGCGCCGCCCCGGTTCGTAACGCGAGCGTTAATGCGAAGATCGCACAATTCGTTCGGCGAGTAGGAGAGGCCGAAGCGCCGGACATAGCCGCGTTCTACGTTTGGCATAACGAAGCGTTCTATGTGCGCTCAGGACACCCCGTAGGACTTCTCCTGAAGGACGCAGAGAGCTTGCGGACCCAGTGGGCGACCGGGAAGAGGGTAACGGCCGCAGCCGCGTACCAGGCCGATCGTACGCAGAATAACGCCGGCGTGTTTGAGTCGCTGATTGCGGAAGCCAAGAGACGCGAGGCGAGCAATGGCTAGCTCGAAAGTTTTGGAGATGATCGCGATCACCGCGCAGATTTACGGGAAGGAGTTTGCCCCGGCTACCGCGCAGGTACTCGCCGCCGACCTGGAAGGTTACCCGGAGCAATCTGTGCTCGCCGCACTGTCCCGGTGCCGCAAAGAGTGCCGCCAGTTTCCAACCCTCTCGGAGATCCTTGCGCGGATTGACGACGGTCGCCCCGGCGCTGAAGAGGCGTGGGCCATGATTCCGAAGGACGAGAGCGCGTCGGTTGTGTGGTCCGATGAGATGGCCGGAGCGTTTGACGTTGCTAGGCACCTGATCGACGAGGACCCGATTGCGGCAAGGATGGCATTCAAAGAAACCTACTCGCGACTTATCTCCGATGCCCGGGCATCCGGTGCCCCGGTTAGGTGGACCCCGAGCCTGGGTCATGACAAGCGGGGAAGGCAAGCCGCACTTCAGGAGGCGGTCGAGCGCGGAAGGCTCTCGGCTCCGCACGCGCAGGAATTACTTCCCGATCAACCTATCAATCCGAAAGTCGCCGCTCTGATCGGCGGGTCAACAAAGAGGCTCACATGAGAGACGCCTTTTACTCAACGCCCGCAGGTGCAAGGTTTCGAGCGAGGGCACTGCGGAAGTTTGGCCCGATTTGCGAGACTTGCGGAACGAGGCCGGGAGAGGACGCAATCATTGTCGGCCATGTCGTCCCCGTGAGCGAACGCCCCGACCTTTCGATGAGCATGAATAACGTCAAGATCAACTGCGCCGAGTGTCTAAGCGATAACCCGCCCTATCCCGGTGCGCTTGGATTCTGGGCCGGTAAGCCCTGGTACACGCCGGAAGAGTTTTTAGACCGACTGCGAGGCTCCAAATGACTACGCCGTATCGCGCCGAACTGATGATCCTTGGGCTTCCCTCAACTCCGAACGCCCGCCAGCACTTCTATGCGAAGGCGAAGGAAAACACCCGCTGGTATCAGCTTGTGTTGGCCGCTGTAGGCAATCGGAAGCCCGCTAAGCCCCTTGAGCACGCAAAGTTGACACTGACCCGCGTGAGCACAGTCGAGCCAGACTACGACAACTTGGTAGCGAGTTTCAAGAAGGTGATTGATGGGCTCCGCTACGCAGGCGTTCTAGTCGATGACCGGAAGCGCAATGTCGGCCAACCAACCTATCTTTGGGAGAAGGGACAGATTCGGAAGGGTCATGTCCGCATCGTGATCGAGGAGGTGATTGCATGAAACCGAATATCTACAGCGCGGATCAAAAGCTTTGCCGGACTTGCGGGCGTAAAATCAGCCCCAATAGCACGCTAGACGTTTGCGGCTACCACACGCCTAAGCGGAAGTGCCGGATCTATATCTGCGATCAACAAGCCAAGATTCACGGGTTTTGCGTGAAGCATTATGAGGCCAGTCTTACGCAGGGGGCGGAATGACGTTACAGGAGGCTTTACGGCCCTATCACTACGACGGGACCGGAATGGTCAGTCTGTACGGGGACGGCCCTTGCGATAACCTGTTTCTCTTTACTGCGGAGTCGTCGGCGTTAGCGGACAGGCTAGGGGAAACGCAGCTTGCCGTTGACCTTGCTCGTTGCGGAGTCGTCTATGCGCACCTTTCTGAGATTGAGCCCGGGTTATTTAAGCGCAGACCCGATGACACCGGGGCCAATTCCTACGACGAGTACTTCGGCGCGGCTTACTGCGCGTGGAGAATGGGAGATCCGTACTTAGCCGACGAGATCCTTCAGTACGGAGACAAGCACTTCTATTGCTACGACGTGGAGAATCCCGGCAAGCTCTCATGGCGCTTTTTCTTCGCGCGAAACATCACGTTTATCCCATTCATCAAGGCGTGCGCGTATCAGCGAGTGGGGGTCATCGGGCAAATGGCCTGGACGATTGGGGCGCTCCTTAGCCTGATTGGGCCGCGCGAGAGTACCAGCGGGAAGCTTTTAATTGACCAACAAATCCTCCCAATGTGGAGCACTGGAGTCATCGCCAAGATCGGCGTGCAGCTTTGGCTTTACGGAATGAAGAAACTTTATCCCGAGGGTAGGACGACGCCTTACACGACGTATTTCGGTTCGCATCCCCTAGGTTCAATGCAAAAAGAGGAGTGGTCTTTACGATGACCGACCGTAAGAATTTCAAGCTGGCGCTTGTGTTTATCTGGACGCTTGCCGTGGTGAGTTTGGTTTTGAGCGTGAAAATATGAATATTAAGTTTGATCGAGACACCGCAGTTAAGTTTCGCGGACGACACAAAGAGGTTGGCTGGGAGGTTGTTTGCCACAACTTCCGCTCTGAGGATAATCGCAGCTATTATGACTTTCCTTGCATGTGGGCGACCTATGTCTTTCTCACCGAGGAGATGCACGCGAAGCTGAAAGAGCGAATCAACTCCGCGCCGTGGAATGGCGGACAGACATATTACCGCAAGGTCACTGAGGAGCACATCGACGTATCACCCGAATTAGCGGAGAAGTGGAACCTGCCCTATTACAAAATAGGCGACGACTTCTCGCACCTTTGGGACATGGATGATCGGCGTTTCGAGATGTACGACCGCGAGTACATGGAGCGACACATCAAGCGCGTGATCGACCACTTGCTTAGCGAGGACACCGAAGGATGAAAACCGCACTCCTCGAATTGCTAGCGTGGCTCTGCTACCTGCCGGTGAGAGCGTTTGGCTATTACGGACAGCCCGACGCGGCTGGAAATTAAGGAAGGAACAAATGGGCGACCCAATTCATGAAGCCATTTGCGCCGCAGCCGGTTGGCCAGCCTATTGCTCTGAGTGCGGCGCTAAAATGGCGCGGGCGAATCACGGTCTCTCCTACTGTAGCGACAAGACCTGCTCGTCGCATGATGCGATTCCCCCTCAGCCGTACTGGTCTACAGAATGCGGGGACTTTCCATGATAGCCGCCGCGTCGGGCTACGGAAACACGGCTCACTCTGCTGCGCAACCGCTACGCCTGTGGTTCGGCTTACCTGTAGCCACGTCACAAGCCTCACTGGTTTACTTATGGAGTAAGCGCAAATGAAAGCGAAGAAAACGCCGGTGAAACGCCCCCGCGAGTGGTGGGGGCTGATCCAATATGGCGATAAGGGAAGCGTGCTCACGTTCCGAACCAGGGCGAGCGCGACTCGGATCATGAAGGATTGGAATGAACGCTATGGAAAGACCTGGACGTTGGTTCACTTGCGTGAGGTGTTGAAATGACCCCGACCATTGAGGAGGCGGCTGCAGAAGTAAAAATCACGCAAGAGCGCGCAACGGAGCTTGTGCGGACATTGGCCATAGAAGTCTGGAACCTCATAGGCGAGCGGACGAAGGGCATCGACCCGAAGAACCGATGGCTTATTTACGGGCGGGTCCTAAATTCGCTGTTTTCTAAATTCTACAAGGTCGCAATTATTGACTCAGCCGCCGCAGTGGAACGCGAATCGGTCGCGCCGAAGGGAGGCGTATGACGAACATACTTGACGGAGTGGAATGCGAGCATTGCTACGGGACCTACATTAAGCACGAGGACGGCTGCGTGCTTCATCAGATTAATTCTCTCAAGGCCCAACTCGCCGCGCTGACCGAGGCGCTGGAAACGAAGGACAGGGTGCTTGAGCACAGGGCGAAAAAGATTGACCAGCTACTTGAACTAGTCCGATTCGAGAGGGGGTGGGCGGAGATTGACGGGATGACAGCTAAGGCGCTGGGCGCGTGCCCGCCGCACGCATGGAGCCGAGACGGAGAAACCTGCACTAAGTGCGGAGATAAGGACTGGATGTGAGAACAGTGAGCGAAACCGCCGCCATTCTAGTTAAAGAGCTGTCAGACCACGGTAACTTTGAGTGTTGGTGTTCGGAGTGCATGCTGTCCGACGGCCATTCGACAGACCGCGCTCGCGCTAAAATCCAAGCCTCGCTGGAAACTTACGTCAACGACCTGGTTGTTGATTACGACCGGCTGGAGCGGAAATGCAACTTGTTAGAGGCCGCGCTCGAAAAGATATTGAACGGGCGCTTTCACATCGGGAATGACGAGAACGGTAACATGTTCGGCCCACCTGATTCGGTCATGTGCCGCAACATTGCCCGCGCCGCTTTGGAGGGAAAGCGATGAGCAAGGTGCATATGCTGCGACCATCAGGAGCGTTCGACGCTTACGGTGAGCGACTGTATTACGCAAATTTAACGGTGTGTGGAAACAAGTCGCCGGAGCGAGCGTGCTTTCGCAAGGACGAAACGACGTGCCTCCGCTGCCGCGCCATCCTCAAGAAACGAAAGGGAGTGACGAGATGAGTATCAAGTATTATTGCGACGTTTGCGGCGACTGCGCTAGGCGCGCGATTGCTCAGATGCTCGGACTGCCCAAGCAAGAGGGGTGCGCCGATGACTCGGAAGCCTAGGCCGTTCAAGTATTGCGGCGACGAGGTCGCTAGCGCGGTGGAATTCTTTGGCGGTGACCGCCGAATTGACCTGATGGGCGCATGGTACACGATGCCGCCCGCGACGGTTCTGCGCCTGTCCCGATGGCTTTTGAGGGCAGCCGCTTGGGCGAAGGAAGGGAAGCGATGATTCACGGCATCCTGGAAATAATCCGGCGCTGGTATCGGTGCTCATTCCACTGTCAAAGAGACGCGCACTATTGGTGGCTCGACGGCAGGAAGCAAATATACGAGTGCCGCGACTGCGGGCTGACCATGACCGTAAAGGAGTACCGAAGCACATGACCGACACCGAACTGAAGGAAGGGAAGGGATGAAGAAGGGGAAATGCATTACGCACTGGCGGTCCTACTCCGAGATAAAGGAACTCGATGGTTCCATTACCGTCACGCCAGAGGGGGCTGCGTGCAAAGGACTATCGGGACAGCATGCCGAACAGAAGCTTGCGCTCGGAGTGCGCGATGAAGTCGATTGCAAGACCTGTGTTCGCATGCGCGACGCATTGAAGGCGAGCGAGAAGGAACGCAAATGAGCCTGAGCACCATATGTTTTCTGTTCGCGGCTCACCTGAACGTGGCGGGCCTTCTGATTCTTTGGCTGGAGAGCAAGCGATGACCGACCTAGACCTGAAACGCCTGCGCGAGGTGGCCCAGGGCGCGACTCCGGGGCCGTGGCCCAAGAGGCATAGGGAATGTGCCGACCTCAGTATCGAGGATGACCCGGAGACATATTTTGAATCGTGCGGCCCGCGATTTGATGTACCGGAGGACCAGTTCTTTGGCCCCGCAAGCGACGTACACCGTGGACAGATTCGCAAGGACGCCGAGTACATCTCGGCATTCAACCCCGCCACTGCCCTGCGCTTGCTCGACACGATTGAGCGGCAGGAGCGGGCCTTGGAGGTTGCGAGGGATGCGCTCACCGAGTTGCAGCTAGGGCATGAGCACAACACCAACGAAGGCGACCACTACCGCCCGCTTGGCGACACCTACGGGTGGTGCCACATCTGTTCAACTAAGGTCGGTCTGAATGAGGACGTGGTGCGCGAGGCTCTGGCGCGGATTAAGGAGATTCTCGGATGAGCACCCTAGGCGACGACTGGAAGCATCGGTACTACCGGAAGCTAAAGCAGACGATTCGATTCTGTCTCCGGCTACAAGCGGCAGAAGAGCGCATCGCCGCCCTGGAGGCTGAGCTAGAGGCCGCGCAAGATACCTATGTTGAATTGGGCCTGGTCAAGAAGGAGCGCGACTCCTTCCGCGAGCTTGCCGAGAGGTATCGGAGCGCATTGGAGGAGCTGCGGACCGACACGGGGGACTGCGTTTGTGATGAACCGGAGAAGGGTCACGAGTCTACGCTCTGCGAGCTGCACTTCAAGATTGAAGTGGCCCTCGCATCTCACCCGCCCGAAGCGAAAGGAACGAGCGATGCCGACAAGTAAAACCGAGTGGGACGAGTGCTCCAAGTGCCGCATGACGAAACCCAAGGACGAGCGTTGTCACATGTGCGCGTCTGAGGCTGAGCGCGATGCTTTGAAACGGCTGGAGGCGGCGGCGCGGGAAGTGGTCAGACATAATCCCTGCGCATGCTTTAGCGGCAACCCCTGCGCTATTCACGCCGCCCTAGATGCGCTCGACCGGGCGAGGGGGCTTAATGAGCAACTATAAGTATTTTCCGGCATTCAAAGACGCGGTGGGTATCTTTGCTTGGTACCGAGCTCAGCTAGCTCACTACTCGATCGACCAGTGTAAGCAGATCGAAGCGGAAGCATTGAGCGATGAGACCCGCGCCGTATTCGGAATGCTCTGGCGTGCTAAGAATTGGCTTAAGGACTTTGAGGAGTCAGGAAAGCGGGGCGTATGAGTTTCTGGGCGCTAATGAAGACGGCAAGGCACGCGCAGCTATCGGATGGGGAAGTAGTCCTGACTTGGCTTGAGGCGAGATCCTTGGCCGAGGAAGGCGAGAGGCTTCAGATTGAAAACTCCGAGCTCAAGGAGAGCCTTAAGCTTTGCTCCAAGGTCATCGACCGGGAGCAAGTGA